CGCCTCGCCCAATGTCCCCAGGATTGGCGCAAGCCAATGTTCGACGCGGTGCGTCCCGGCCACGGCATCGTGCTGACCTCCGTCGACCTCGACACGGAGTTGCCCAATGGTCACCAGCGGTGCGGGCTCGACTCACTGCTGATCACGAATGCCGACCGCATCACCTGCGACCGCGACGTACTGGATCGCCTGTTGCGTGGCGTGCCCGCAGACGCCGCCGATCCCGAAGAGTGGTTCAACGAGCGCACAGGCGAACTGAAGCTGGTTCACATGACCGCGACGAAGGTGTTCAAGGGCAAGCAGAAAGCCGTCATCGCTGCCTTCTGGAAGGCGCGCGACCAGGCCAGCCTGAAGTGGTCAGACGTCGTCACGATCACCAACTGCGGCAAGGACCCCGACAGCGTTTTCGGCAAGCTTGTCTGGCGCGAGTGGCTTGAGAACGTGGACCACGGCCGCTACCACATTCTGAGCCGACGACTACCCAAATAGATTTTCCGGAGGTTCATCCGGAAGTGCATCCGGACCTGATCCGGCGATGCATTCGAAGAATAAGCAGTGCCCGTTTATTTCAAAGGAGCACTGCAAATGGGAATTCCAACATCCTCCCCGCAATCCCGTCGCACACCGCAGCGGCCGCTTCACAGTAGCGCCGCACCCGAGCGAATCGCCCTCGACGAGAACGAGCTCGCCATCCGCTGGGGGCTTTCCGTGAAGACGCTGCGCCGCTGGCGGCAGGAACAGCTCGGCCCTGTCTTCTGCAAGCTCGGGGCGCGCGTCACCTACCTGATCTCCGAGGTCGAAGCGTTCGAGCGGCGCGTCTCGCGCTACTCGACCTCTGCACGGGCGTACCAGTGAAGGGGGCAGTCATGAGCGATCTGACCGTCTTCCCCGCCGACATCGCCGCGATGTCGGTTGGCCACTTGGCGCAGCTGCCCGCCGCCCAGAAGGCCGAGATCAGCCGCAATCTCGACGAAGCCCTCGATTGGCTCAAGAAGGCGCGCGCCAAGTTCGATGCGGCCCTCGACGCCGCCTACGGCGAGCAGGCCCGTTCTGCGCGCCTCGACGCCGGCAAGGACTTCGGCGTTGTCCACTTCAACGACGGCCCGTTGCGAGTGACCGTCGATCAGCCGAAACGCGTGTCCTGGGACCAGGGGCAACTCGCGGCGATCGCCCGGCGCATCGCTGCCACCGGTGAACGGGTCGAGGACTACCTCGACGTCGAATTCTCGGTCTCCGAGTCCCGCTTCAACAACTGGCCTCCGGCGCTGCGCGCCCAGTTCGAGGCCGCCCGCACTGTCAAGCCCGGCAAGCCGTCGTTCCGGTTGGCCATCGCCTCGGAGGAATAAGTATGTCCGCCATCATTCCGTTCCAGTTCGAGTCGCACGCCGTGCGCGTGCAGGTCGGCGACGACGGCCAGCCCTGGTTCAACGCCAGCGACGTGTGCGCCGTGCTCGACTTCGGCAACTCGCGTCAGGCCCTCGACTCGCATGTCGATGTCGAGGACGTCCAAAAGCTGGACACCCTTACCGCGGGCGGCCGCCAACGCCAGAACCACGTCAATGAGTCCGGGCTTTACGCTCTGATCCTTGGCAGCACCAAGGAGGCGGCCAAGCGCTTTAAGCGCTGGGTGACCGGCGAAGTGCTGCCGATTATCCGCAAGACCGGCGCCTACGCCGCGGGCGGCACCCTGCCAGCTCTCCCCGCGCCGACCCAGGACCGGGTCTCCTCCATCCTGTTGATCGGCGAAGCCGTGGCCAAGGTGCCGGGCGTGAAAGCGGGCATCGCGATGGCTGCCACGCTGAGCTGCATCCACGAGAACACCGGCCTCGCCATCGAGACGTTGCGCCGCGCGCTGCCTGCTGCCAACGAGCCGATCTGTTCGCTCAACGCCACCCAACTGGGCAAGTTGCTCAACCGGTCGGCCAAAGCGACGAACCAGTTGCTGGCATCCAGCGGATTGCAGTTCCGCAACGACCGTGATGAGTGGGAACTGACCGAGGCCGGAGAGTCCTGGGCCGAGGCCATGCCGTACTCGCGCAACGGCCACAGCGGCTACCAGATCCTGTGGAATCCGGCGGTCGCCGAGCAGTTGAAGGAGGCGGCGTGATGGCACTCCCCATCATCACCGCCGACCAGCGACTGCGCGAGAAGGCAGGCGTCAAGCTGGTCCTGCTGGGCAAGAGCGGCATCGGCAAGACCACCCAGCTCAAGACCCTGCCCGAGGCCTCGACGCTATTCGTCGACCTCGAGGCCGGCGATCTCGCGGTCAAGGATTGGCGCGGCGACTGCGTTCGCCCCACCACCTGGCCTGAGTTCCGCGATCTGGTGGTGTTCCTGGCGGGGCCGAACCCGGCGCTGCCGCCGGAGGCGCCGTTCTCCGATGCCCACTACCGGCACGTGTGCGAGCGCTACGGCGACCCGGCGCAGCTGGCCAAGTACGACACCTATTTTGTCGACAGCATCACCGTGCTCGCGCGACTGGCGTTGGTCTGGGCGAAGACGCAGCCGCAGGCGATCTCCGAGCGCACCGGCAAGCCCGACACGCGCGGCGCCTATGGCCTGCTGGGCACCGAGATGCTGGGCGCGCTCACGCACCTGCAGCACGCGCGCGGCAAGCACGTCGTGTTCGTGGCCATCCTCGATGAGCGCACGGACGACTTTAACCGCAAGGTGTTCGTGCCACAGATCGAGGGCGCCAAGACCGCCGCCGAACTGCCCGGCATCGTCGACGAGGTCGTCACGCTCGCGGAGATCAAGACCGAGGACGGCAGTTCCTACCGCGCCTTCGTCACCCACACGCTGAATCCCCACGGCTACCCGGCCAAGGACCGATCCGGCCAGCTCGATCTGCAGGAGCCGCCCGACCTGCGCGCGCTGATCGAGAAGTGCGCCGCCGCCACTCAACCCCAGACATCCAAGGAGTAAGCCATGTCCGCATGGGACGATTTCAACGACGCCGAACAGCAGCAGCACTTCGATCTGATCCCCAAAGGCACTGTCGCCAAGGTGCGCATGACGATCAAGCCCGGTGGCCACGACGACGTAGCCCAGGGCTGGACCGGTGGCTATGCCACGCAGAGCTTCGATACCGGCTCGGTCTACCTGGCCTGCGAGTTCGTGGTGCTGGAAGGTGAATTCGCCCGCCGCAAGCTGTGGTCCAACATCGGCCTGCACAGCCCCAAGGGGCCGGCCTGGGCCAACATGGGGCGCACCTTCCTGCGTGCGGCACTCAACAGCGCGCGCAATGTCCGCCCGCAGGACAACTCGCCGCAGGCCGCCGCTGCGCGCCGCATCCAGGGCTTCCATGAGCTGGACGGCCTCGAGTTCGTCGTGCGCATCGACGTCGAGAAGGATGGCCGGGGCGAGCTGCGCAACGTCGTGAAGATGGCGGTCGAACCTGACCAGCCCGACTACCCGCAGGCCACCGGTGCCGCCCAACGCGGGACGGCCGCCCCAGCGCAGCCGCGTGTCGCCACCCCGGCGCCGCAAGCCGCACGTCCCTCCGTTCCCGGCAAGCCGGCCTGGGCTCAGTAAGGAGGGCGCGTGAAATGCTGGGTCTGCAAACGTCAGGCCCGGGGATTCGGTCACACCGACAACCGCCACGGTGTGGGCGATTCCCGGCGCTATCCCATCGACTGGGTGTTCTGCTCGCGCCGTTGCCAGGAGGCGTTCCACGCGCTGTACGGCAACTGGCTACGCGTTCGGGAAGGACGCACCGACATCAAGGGGGTCGTCGTGACCGATCCGTCTGATACCGAGCTGGCCGCGATGAGGAAGTGCCTCAAGGCCTTCGGCGAGGCGGCGGGCGAGATCGGGTTTTCCAAACCCCTGGGCGACTACTCCGAAACGGAGGCGTTGCAGGTCATCGACGCCATCGTCACTTGCTACACGCAGGCGATGGTCGAACACCATGAGTCGACCAAGTTTCCGCCGGTGCGCGGCATGGCGCCGATGCCCGATCCGATGGCCAACCCGTTCGCTGACATGGAGGACGACCTGCCCTGGGAAGAACCGAAAGGGGAGAAGCCATGATGGACTTCAACTCCTCGGCCAGCATCTCAGGGCAAGTCACGGCGCTGCTGGACGCCAGCATGCAGCGCTCTCGCGCCCAGCAGACGCCGCGCGAGTACCTGGGTGGTTCACGTCTGGGCGCGGCGTGCGAGCGCGCGCTGCAGTACGAGTTCGCGCAGGCGCCGGTCGACTCGGGTCGCGAAACGGAAGGCCGGCTGCTTCGAATCTTCGAACGTGGACATGTCATGGAGGACTGCATGGTGGCGTGGCTGCGGGACGCGGGGTTCGAACTGCGCACGCGCAAAGCCAACGGCGAGCAGTTCGGGTTTTCCGCGGTCGGCGGTCGGCTGCAGGGGCACGTGGATGGTGTGGTCGTCGCCGGCCCGGACCTGGGGCATGGCTGCGGCTACCCGGCTCTGTGGGAGAACAAATGCCTGGGTTCGAAGTCCTGGCGCGAACTGGAGAAGAACCGACTGGCGGTAGCCAAGCCCGTCTACGCCGCCCAGGTGGCGGTCTACCAGGCCTATCTCGAACTGCACGAGCACCCGGCGATCTTCACGGCGATCAACGCTGACTCAATGGAGATCTACACCGAGCTCGTGCCCTTCGATGCAGCGCTGGCCCAGCGCATGTCAGACCGCGCC